TTGTTAGAAATTTTATTGAAGAATTAGCAGCATATAGAGTTGCTGTTAGCGATAAAACTTCAGCTATATTTATAGCAAATGAAGAAAAAAGAAATTTAAAAATTCTTGAAAAAAAGGTAGAACTAGCTGAAGCTGAATTTAAACTTCTTGCAGATGGAGACCAAAAAAAGTCTGCTGCTCACTTAAAACATTTAAAAGCTATTGAAGCTTTAGACAGAGCAACTCTAAAGAGAAAAGAAAGAAGATTAAATGAGGGTCTTATTCTAACCAAAAGACAATTAGCTGAGGAGGGAAGGAACAAAGAGCATTTTACATTAGAGTTAGAAAGAAAGGAATTATTAGCAGAGAAAAGAATGCTTAAACAGAAGTTAGAGTTATTTAAAAACTACTTCACTCAATGGTTGGCTATTAAAAAGAAAATGGACACAGTTGATGAAGAGCTGAAAATAAATAGCTATGAATCAGATATGGAGATGGCTCAATTTCAAACTGAACTAGCTCAAGAAATAGCTAATACTACCTTTGCTATTATGTCTAATAATCTCGCAAGAGAAAAAGAAGCTGCAACAAATGCACTCCAGACTACATATGATAATGAGATGTATTATCTTGACACACAATTACAAGATAAAACTATGTCTCAAGCTGATTATGATGGTAAAAAATTAATTAAAGATACTGAGCTTAAAGAAGCAGAAGAAAAACTAAACAAGGACTTTGCCAAAAAAGAAAAAAACGCAGCAAAAGCACAGGCTATAATAAATGGAGCATTAGCCGTCACTAAAGTTCTTGCTCAAACAGGTACTCTTGCTCCTTTTGTGATACCTATGATTCTCGCTACTACAGTAGCTCAACTAGCGGTTATTGAATCTCAACAATTTGCCAAAGGAGGGGTAATAGAAGAGTTTGGTGGAGGTGGAATGGTTCAAGGAAAGTCTCATGCTCAAGGAGGAGAGAAGTTTGCAGTAGGAGGAAGAGTAGTTGAATTAGAGGGAGGAGAAGCTGTTATTAATAAAAGAAGTACGGCAATGTTTGGAAGTCAATTATCTGCAATGAATGCAGCAGGAGGAGGTGTTAAGTTTGCAGATGGAGGTCTTTTGAATCAGAGTTCTTTTAGTTCTGCAAGATTTAACTCAGCAGGATTTGGGTCTTCACAAGGGGGAGGTGGTAGAGTTGTTGTTGTAGAGTCTGATATTACAACATCTCAGAGAAAGGTTAGGGCAATAGAAAACAATGCAAGCTTTTAATTATAAAATTAAAATATATTTTATATATTTGCTAACTAATATAATACTAACAAATGTTTGTTGATAAATACATAAAAGAAGCCCGTATAAGTATATGTAAAAAATGCGAGTTTTACAGAAACTTTTTAATGCTAAGAAAGCCAATCATAAAAAAAGGTTCAAGATGCGGTAAGTGTTCTTGTTTTTTAGATGCAAAAGCTTCATTAACAAAAGAATGGTTTGGCGAATGCCCACTAAACAAATGGGAAGAGAAAGGACTTTAGAAAAAAATCAAGATATGAAATTAGTAGATTCTATAGCTCAAGGAATATTAAAAGAAGACAAAGAGGAGATACAAAATAATATTAAACTCATTAAAGATATATCAGATACCGAGCCATATAATAATGGCTTAATGAGAGTTCTCTTTCATTTTTGGGCAAAGTATATCCCACAACAAAAACAAAGTATGAAGTGTGGAGGGTGCAGACAATCAGTTTTTCGTTTTTGGGATATGGTTAATAATAAATGGAATGAATAATGGCTAACAGGCAAAACACTATAGAAGTTGTTTACGAATACTTAGAGTTAATGGAAAAAGAAATAACATTAAGAATACCTGAAGATGCAACTATTAAAGACACAATATTACATTTGCTTGAAAGAGGGTTAATACCTCCAAAAAAAGTAAGAAACTATATGATTGTTAATGAATTTGATAAACTTTTAATTTCTAATGAAGGCAACAGAACTCATACATTTATGGATATTTCTATTAAGTATGAGATAACAGAAAGACAGGCTCAGACAATAGTATATAAGGAGAGAGGAAAGCAAGCTCCTAAATATAACATTAGTTATTAAACAGCAATCAAAAGTATTTCCTAAAACTTCGTAAATCTTTTTTTATCTATTCTTATATTTGCAAAATGCAAAAAGAATGGTATAAGATTAAAAATAAGTCATCTGAAGTTTCAGATATTTATTTATTCAACGATATAGGTACTTTCGGGATAACAGCTCAAAGCTTTATTGACGAAATTAAACAATACGAAGATAGAGAATTAAACATACACATTAATAGCTTAGGAGGAGAAGTTTTTGAAGGTATGGCTATTTATTCTATCATTCAAAGAAGAACATCCAAGACAACAGTTTATATTGAAGGAATAGCAGCAAGTATCGCTTCTGTTATTGCTTTAGCAGCAGATGAGGTTATAATGAGTGAAAACTCTTTATTAATGATTCATAATGCTTGGGGAGGAACTCAAGGAGAAGCTAAAGATATGAGAAAGCAAGCTGAAATTCTTGAGAAAATTACAAATGAAATTGCTGAAGTATATGTTAAGAAAACCAAAATTCCATACAACGAAATTGTAGAAATGATGGATGAGGAAACTTGGCTAACAGCAGAAGAGGCAGTAGCATTAGGGTTCGTGGACTCCATCTCCGAGCCTATTAAAGTAGCTGCTAAGTATGATGTTTCAAAATATAAGAACATCACAAATAAAAAGGTGGAACAAATTTTAAGTTTAACAAAAAAAAGAGAAATCAACATGACAGAAGAATTAAAAACTTGGTTTAACTCAAAGGTTGAAGAGATTATTGCCAAAGTAAAAGACAATGGTAATGAAACTCGTGAAACTGCTGAGCCTGTTAAGGTAGAAGTTACTCTTGCTGATAATGAAGAAATTATGAATAAATTTTCTGATTTAGATGGTAAGGTATCATCACTTAACAATTCTATTGCAGAATTAGAGGGAGAAAAAGAAACTCTAATTACTGAAGTAGCAAGAATGAATGCTTTATTAAGCAAATCAGATGCTAAGGGAACTAATGCAGTTGCAGACGGAGACCCTAGTGTGATAGAAGAAGTAGTAGTAAAAGATAAAAATAGTAACTTTTTTGACAATTTAGTGTCAAAATTAAATTAAATTAATAAACAAAAAAATAAAAAATTATGGCAGCAGGAGATTTAGCAGATAATGGTTTAGGAGGGTTGTATGTAGGTACTTACGCATCAGGAATCCTTTTAGAGCCAATGTTCCGTTCAGATGATATTATGAGAAATTATACTATTTACCCGAATGTAAAGTATAAGCAGAACATTTTAATGGCAAACAAATTAACAGACATCACAGCAATTAATGATGGATGTGGAGCAAACACTTGTACGGGTGCAAACTTAATGGACTTTGATATTACTCAAAAAGTTCTTGAAGTAAAAAATGTTTCAGTTAAACAAACTCAATGTTGGGATGAGTTCAAGGCAGAGGTAATTAGAGAGTCTTACGCAGCAGGTGTAAATATGCCTGACTTAAACGGAACTCAATTAGCAGAGATTATTGGAAAAAGAACACAACAAGCAATTCAGCACGATACAATAAGAAATATGTGGGCAGGAGATTTCGCTTTAGCAGGAGCAAATGCTAATTGTTCTTACGCTTCAATGGGAGATGGTCTATGGAAATTATTATCTGTAGGTACTGCGATTGGTGGTGCAACTCAATTAAGAGAAGTTACTGCAATAACAACAGCAGCAGCTAACCTTATAGCAGTTGGAGCAACAATTACTCCTGCAGATGCAGAATTATTGTTAAGAACAGTATTTGATGGCGCACCTTCAGAATTACAACAAACTCCAGCAGGAGAAAAGAAAATGTTTGTAACACCAAATATTTACAATGCATACTACGGAACTTTAACTGCATTAGCAGTAGCCGGAGCTGTTGATTACGGACACTCAGAAGCTCAATCAGGAGTGAACTACCCAACATTAAGATTCAGAGGAGTAGAGATTGTTCCAATGTACGAATGGGATACTGCACTTACTGCAATAGCAGCACCTCCTTTGTTTACAGCAGCAGCAGCAGGTATTCAAGCAACTCAAGGATGTATCTATGCAGCTAAATCTAACTTATTTATAGGTTCAGATGTTACTGCACCTGAGAACAACTTTAGAATGTTCTATGATGAGTCAGCAGAAGATATGAAAATTAGAGCTTACTTTACTATGGGCTTCCAATACGGTTGGAACTCTTTAGTGAATGGAGGAATGCTAGTATAATCAATTAATAGAGGTGGGGGTGTAAAAACCCCCACAACTTTAACCTTAAAAAAATAAAATAAAATGGCAATAGATACAGGTATAGCATTAGATTGTGCAGCATTAGTAGAAGTAGGTGGATTAAATAACATTTATGTTACTGATATAGATGAATTAACTGCAGTTACTCCTGCTTCATCTGCTACAACTCACGAGTACACAAACCTTACATACGGTACTTGGGCAATGTTTCAATTAAAACCTAACACAGCAACTTGGGGAACAACTTCTTCTAAGGAAAACGGTGTTACTAAATTTGAAACTACTGTTCAATGGTACATTCCAAATATTACTTCAGCAATGTCTGCAATATTGGAAAATATGAAAAACAAATGTATAGTAGCGGTAGGAGAATTTAGAACTGGAGTTAGTTTAACTTGCGGTATTAGTGAGACTTATCCGGGAACAGGAGCAGGTAGTGATTATTGGAAGTATAACAAAACTTATGCTCACATGACAGTTGAGTCTACAAGTGGAGCTGATTTCGTTGATGGAAATGGAGCTACAATTACTTTAGTAGCGAGTTCTTTTGAAACTCCTAGAGTATATGTAGGTACAATTACTCCGGCAGCAGGAAACACTCAAGCTTCATTAGCATAGTCTGAAACTGCTGAGAAAAGCAATTAAATAATAAAAGTAAGAGGTGTAAAAACCTCTTGCTTATATTTTTACAATATGTGTGGTTGTAGTGATAAAAATAGTGTAGATTTACAAATAATTAAATTATATTTAAGTATGGCTAAGTATGAGGTAAAAAAGAAGTGGTTAGGGAAAGGCTCTTGCAGTCAATTCCAAAATGGTAACGGAGGTACTCTAAGTATATGTTGGGACAGTGCTAGTGAGTCTGATATGGCTAGAGCTTACGAAGAATTCAATAACGCAGAAGCATTTATAAATAAAACGGAGAAATCAAGTGAGAAAAAAATTAGTAAAGCCAAAAAGCCAAGTAAAGACATCATCAAAGAGTAAGGAGAATGTTTATGAGTTTGGAGTGTTTAATCTAGCAGTACCAAATAACATATCAGAACCTAAAAATATTAAATCTCTAAGGACTAAGTACGTTCCTTTTGGAGACGATAACTTATTTCCTCAGTATTTAGCTGAGTTAAAAAGAAAATCATCTACTAACCGTTCAGTTTTAGCACAAAAAACTATATTCACTAGTGGTGCTAAATTTGTATGTGAAAATCCTGAGTTAAAAAAATTCGTAGAAGATGTTAATGCAGACCACGAATCATTAAGAGAAGTTTTTAAAAAACTAGCTGATGATTATTATACATTTGGTAATGCTTATATGGAGTGCGTTATATATGATGGAGGAATTAACTTATATCATTTAGATGCAACAAAAGTAAGAATGTCAAAAACCAATAAAGAAGTATATATTAATTCTGATTGGTGTAGATATTGGGACAACGAAGAAAAAATAACGAGACTACCTATATATCCTAGAGTAGCACACAATAAGTTTGTAGTTCACTTTAAAGACTACGAGCCTACATTTAATTATTATGGTCTTCCTGATTATGTTGCTGCATTAGAGCATATTGCAGTTGATTATGAAATCGGTAAATGGAATCATACAAAATTTAAAAATGGCTTTCAGCCTTCAGCAATCGTTGAGATTAGTGGAGATATGGGAGAAGAAGAAGCAAAGAAATTAGTGCGAGAAGCACAAAAGAAGTTTGTTGGAGAGGGTAACAATGGCAAGATTATGTTTATCGTTAAGAATGGAGATACTAGCCCTGCAAATGTAAGTATAATTAAAGATGACCAAGAGGGTAGTTGGTTAGACTTACAGAGAGTTACCGACCAAAATATAATTACAGCTCATAGATGGCAACCTTCTTTGAGTGGTATTGTAAGTTCAGGTAAAATGAATAATACAGGAAGTGAGATTAGAATAGCTTATGACTTAGCTATGACTACAGTCATCAAAGATACTTCTGAGTTATTACTTAATGGAATAAGAAGAGTTCTATATAATGAATTAGGGTTTGACCCTAGAGACTTAAAAATACATTATGAACCACCTGTATCTTATGCTAACGATATAGATGTTAAAGCGGTTCTTACTATTAACGAGCAGAGAAGAATGTTAGATGAGGACTTGCCAATGCTAGAGAATGGAGATATGTTTATTGCAGAC